GTCGCAGCGATAGGTCCATGTCTGTTCCGTCCGGTCCACGGTCAGATCGGTGATCTTCGTGTTCCCGGAATACAGGCTGACAACGGACGTCAGACTGTTCGGGGTGTAGACGCGGTATTTGATGTACAGGGTTTCGTACTGCACGGCTTCGGAGGTGCGGAACGAGGTCGAAATGATCGGCGCGGTCGAATCCCCGACCACGATCATGTCAAACCATAAGACGTTCGAGGACACTTCCTCCCCGTCGATCTCAGCCGTGAACCAGACTTTCAGGCTGTGCGCGCCGTGGGCCATGGCCGGGAGGGTGTAGCTCTGCTGTCTGCCGGAGGCCGTCACAACCTGCGTCCCGGCATCCGCTCCGTCGACCTCGAAATGCGTGGTCTTGGAAACGGAGCCGTAGGGCGTGTAGGTGAATACGACAGCCTCGCCCTCGGTGAATTCGGAAACCGTGGAGAACGAGCTTGCCAGCCGCAGATCGACGGACTTGATTGTGAAGGTGATCGACTTCGTGTTCTCGTACACGTCGGTTACGGTCAGCTTGACCTTGTTGGATCCGGTCGCAAGAATATCCTTGAGGTTGATCCGGACGGTCCCCTGAGAAATGTCCAGCGTCCGCTTCACCACGTTGTTCACGCGGATCGTCAGGATGCCCGCGCCGGTCTCCATCTCATTTTCGAGGGAAGACCAGTCGATAGACAGATAGCAGTCCGCGCCGGTGCTGATCGTATGCGCCAGCCATCCGGTCATGTTTGTAACGGTGAGGACGGCATTGTTGCCGCTGCCGCCTCCGCTGCCTCCGCCGCCTCCCGCGATGTACACAGGATCGACTACATCTTCCCCATTTTTCAGGAAATGGAGAAGCCGGGTTTCTTCATCCATCGTGACTTCATCAAAGGCGGTCGTGCTGAACTCTTCCCAAGAGTACACGCCATCCTCGGAATAGGTACACTTCCAGAAGATGCCGGTATTCGAGTTGTAATAGAACTGGCCCAGATTGCCTTCGGTCTCGGAGGTGGGATCCTCCTCTCCGACAATATGGGTTTCCATTTCATACTCAATACCGTTGATTTTCAGCTTTTTGAAGTACATTCAAGCCCTCCTTATGTGTTCACCTCAGTGAAGGTACCCTGCACGGAAGAAATATGTCCCCCATTCTCCCCGACCTTCTGAGCCTGAACGCGGAAATTGAATTTCTTCCCCGTGTTCGCCATCGTATGGATGAAAAGATAATGCCCGCCAAGAAGCTCCTCGGTCAATGCTCCGGTCGCCATCTTCTTACGGTTGCCGATCCCGGATTCCGTTACGCCGGTTCCGGAAGCAAGGATGCAGTCCTCCCAATGCGTTCCATCATCCGCTGTGACCTGAACCGCAGTCAGCCCTCCGGCAGGAATGTTACCGCAGATCGAAACCACGGCCTTGTCGATATTCTTGTTGGCAGTGATCGCCTCGGCCATCGTAATCAGACAAGCCCCGACGCTCTTCAGGAAGGTGAACGATTTCGAAACGGTACGGGTTCCATCCGAGACGGAAATCGTAATCGTGTGAGATCCGTTCAAGATTTTGTTCCAGTAGGTTGTGGACGCGGCAGATCCGGTTCTGAAGTTGAACGTATAGTTCTGGTTACGGACGGCGTTATTGATCGTCTTCTTCACTACTCCGTCAACCATCTCCTTGACGGTCAAAGTGTCGGAAGCGTTTGTGTCATTGACGGAATACGTGAAGCTGAATACCTCACTCTTCGTCCCCAAATCCGCGCCGTCTTCATTGGCACAGGTGATGGTCGGAACGGCGTTCTGGGAAACAGCTTTAGCGTCTGCGGTGCGGTAAGCAGAAGAAGCATTTTTTGAATCAACCGCTTTTACCCGGTATGTTACCGTCTCCCAATTTCCTACCGTTTCAGTGAACTGCTGTGCCGTGCCTTCGTAGATCTCCGTGAAAGATTTGGAACCATCCACGGCTCGCTCAAGCACATAATTGAAGCTATCACCATCTTCATCCGTGGACGTGCCCCAAGAAATGATGGCTGTAATGCCAGACGTCAAAGTGGCGGGGGTGACGGTTATTGGAGCCGCAGGGGTTGTCGGAGCATGGTTGTTCGTTACCGTGCGATCTCCGGAGGAGGGAGCATATATATAGTCTGACGTTGCTCCGAAGCTGTCGTAGGCATTAACACGATACCGAACTGTGGCAGCTTGATTCAATAAGAGCTTGTCAGTAAAAGAGGTAGCCGGGCCTTGATAGATGGTATCCCAAGACGCCCCTTGGTTGATGGAACGCTGAAGAACATAGCCAGAAAGGTTATTATCAACGTCCGTAGAGCTTCCCCATGAAACCGTGAAATTCTGCCCCGCTGTGATCGCAGAAGGGATCGTCAGCGAAGGGGGAGTCGTAGGCGGCGAGTTGGCAGTGATGGCTTTTTGAGCAGTTTCGGCGGACTTTCTTCCGTCATTGACTTCGTACTTCCAGTAGATAGTACCGCCACCGGTATTTTCAGGAATTGTGTCCTCGATGTTGGTGCTCCGCGCAGTCACGTTTATGGCAATTTGGGTAACCGTCCAAGAATTACTCCCCTTCGCCTGATAATATCGAGATACAACGCCGGATTTTACCGTTCCGGTATTTGAACACTGAACGGTAACCTTTCCGCCTTCGTAGAAGGTACTGCTCAGAAGGGAAATCGATGCGGTTGAATCGTCATAGACTTCAACGGTGTACACCGAGGTTTCTTTGTACGTTTCAGTGCCGTTGCTCGCCGTGTATCTCCATTTAACCTGATAACCAACCCAATCCGATGGAATGCTGTCACTTACCGTCTGATTGGTTTTGACATTGCTCTTGATATCTTTGATCTGCCAAGGATCGCTCGAGGATGCCCTGTAGTATCGCGTGACGGTTCCGGATGTGACGTCGCTGGAGGCAGTTACATTCAGCGAAGCGGTTCTTCCAGCCTCTACTCTACCAGCAGGGAACGTGATGCCGATGGTCGGAGCGGGTCTCGGAATCCATCCCTCATACTCTTCGTATGCAAGATTTTCCTCGGACCACACACCATCATAGAGCATATTTGGCCGAACTGTAACCTTTCCATATCCGGAAACTGTAACCGATCCGGTTACAGTTTCGGTGTCATCCGATTGCAAAATATACCGGGAACCCGGGTTGCTGATTGTTACATTGCCACCCGGATAGACCATATAGAGCGATCTGAGGAAATGCGTATAGTCAGTTGTCCCCTGCCCTGAATTGTACCTGCTAAGCGTTTTGAAGGTGGCTTCATATTCCAGCGTGTTTCCGATTACCCGAAGTTTGAGATTTCCGGTGCTCCCACGGGTGTAACCCGAATACGCATTATAGGGGGAGTAGAGGATAGGCCAAATCGAATCATCTATCGACTTCCACGATGCCGAGAGATCTCCAAAATCTTTCGTTGCCATTCATTTCACCTCCTTAGAACTCAATCCGGCAAAGGGCATCGTTCCATACCCCCGTGACGTCTGCCCCGTCCAGTGTTTCAAACGTGACGATATACTCGTTCGCATAGCCCGTGTGGTCGTCGGAGGTCAAGTCTGAAAGTTCCTCCATGGCCTCGGCAAGCGCGAGCCGGGGGTAGACTTTCAGATTCAAAGCTCTCTCCATTTCCATATGGGCGTGAGGATCTTTGTTGTGAGCATCGATCTTTTCATCGATCTCGGCGAGAATGAGCGGCTTGATCGTCAGATTGTAATAATCTTCCAGATCCTCCGCGGTAAGCCACAGCTCGGTCTTGTAATCGACCACCATGCCCCTGTCTTCACCGATGGCGATGGCTACGGGGAATCGGCGAACATCAACGCCAATCGCGGAATTGAACGGAGCTACGAACTGAGGATAATCCCCCAGCGTACCGTAAGCGATCATCACCTCGCCGACAGCGGGGTCCATCGCCCAGATCCCGAACTCATTCAGGAAGAAACCCCTTTCAAGCCCCCCGTTCAGGGAGTTGTTGTATTCGATGGTCATGAAGGCTACGCCGTCCTTGCATTTCGGCTCGTCGGACGTGGCCTGTGCCACAACATTATAGAGCTGAGTAACGGACGAAAGCCGCACTCCATCCGGGACCTTTCCGGATCCTACCATGATCTTGGTGATGTGCATGGTCTCCCCTGTTAACAGACGCGCGATCAAATAACGCCCTGCATCGGTTACGGCGAATCCATAATCCATTTATTTAACCTCCTGTAATAATGAGCGATTTCGTGGGGTTGTGCTCATCCACGGCAAGCCCCGCGTTTTCTATCACGACGGTAAGATTTTCTTCGTCAGCGCGGGAACGCAGTTTGTGGTTTCCGAGGATTTCAAGATATTCCCAGATCTCAAGGGTCCATGTTTCCGGCACGGGATGAACGACCAAACCGGTTCTGGTTTCGTCCCGTTCGATGATCGTCTTGTACCACCGGGGCATCATACCGGAAAGCCACAGGCTAATGTCGCTGGGCCATTCAGGGAACACCTCTGGTATCGGGGTTATACTCAATCCCCTGCCGAGATGCGAATATGTGTAGAGCTGCGAGGTCTGTTCGTCCGCTTGAGTGATTGCCGTAATCCAGATCCCCACGCCAGCCGCCCGGATGATCGGGGCTTTGAAAAGTTGCTGTACATCCATCTCACCCGGCTTCAGGATCTCCGTCTCGAAGAGCATAGTTGCGGGTCTTTCAGGATCCTCGTGGTAGTACAACGGTCTGGGCCAAAACATCCTGAACGCTTTCAGAACATCATAGTAGGTGCAGTTGTTCGTGTTCTTCCAAATCTTGAAAATGAGGTACTTCCGGTATTCATCATCCGGGAGCACCTCAACAGATTGGTCTATACAAGCCAGATACCCGGCTTCGCCTCGGGTCAGGCAGACAATATCTCCGATCCGGTCAAGCTGAACTCCTTCAGCCAGATCGAGCCATCGCCTGACTTTGAGCTGCGCAAAGAAATCGCACACATCCGCAAACTGTTTCTGGATAACCTCTGCCAGCACGGATATGTTGGGCTGATCCGTAAACTGTGTTACCAGATCTTTTTTCAGGTCAATGCTGTATTCCAGTTCAGCCACCGAGCGTCACCTCAATCCTGCCGGGACTTGTATAGGCTTTCTGACGGTCGGTTATTTCAACTCTGCGATCCGGGTATTCGCTGGGCAACGCGACTTCATCTTCCGTGGAAGACAGGTAAATATCGAAATAATCCACGCCCGGGATCATGGCATACAACTTATGAATGATCGTCTGAGGCGCAACATCGTCGCCCGCGCTCAGGCCATCCATCCATTCCGTAATGATCCCTTCGATCAAATCCACATAGTTGGTCGGCGCATTCGTCGATCCATTCATGAAAACGACCACCTTAAACCATATGTAAACCGGAACAGGCTTGTTATATCGAATCGTAATCGGCTCTCCATATAATCCGGGAAGATCGATTTCGCGGGAGCCATATGTATTTATGCCACCAGCTTTAGTATTCAAAATCACCTGAGCCAGAAGGATCTCGTCAAACTCTCCATCCGCAACCACTTCAACCGAATGAGGGTATCGACCATACTCATCCACAAGGTTGGTGTAGTTCTCATAGACGGTACAAGTAGAGACACCCTGAACCTGTTCAAGAATCGCCGACCGGATGCTCTCTGCCATGGACGAAGACCGGTTATAGATTTTATCGATGTAGGACTGCCGCAGTTCGGTATCGGTTTCAGCCTTCCGGCCAGCGATATAGCCGCCGACGTTCGTAACCGATTCAAGCCCCGCAACAGCCATCTGGATCTTCGTAACCACGCCGGGAGGAATCAGAATATCGCCATCCTCAACAGTTGAAAATGTAATAACGGATCCGACTGATTCCGTTGTCAGGTTTTCCGACATAATCAGGGTGTTACTGCTGATCTCGTCCTCTGCGGCAAGGACAATCGCCCTCTCCTCGACTTTCGCGGTGAATCCCGGTGCGGCATTCAAAACCCCAGCGAGTCCGGCGAGGTTTTCTGCGTCCGTTTTCGTGGAATCCGGCTCAAACTGATAAAGCTCGCTATTCAACTCAACAGCAAGAACGGATTTCGTTCCGGGTTCGGCTATGATGATCTTTGCCGTATTGAAATCCGCGCTCGTGATCTGTGCGTTTTCCGTGATCGAGAGCTGGGTTGCCGGAGTCGTATTCGATGCAATGATGGTCCGGGCCGGGATGATCGTTCCGTCTTTGCCCGTGCAAAGAACCCGGTAGTAGGACTTTGCAGCGGCCTCCCGGACAATTCCTCCATACTCTGCGGAGTAATCAAGACTCGCCCCTTCCGCCGAGGTAGGGTACTGCGAGTAGTAGACGTCCTCACCGAACGCCCAAAGGTCGGCAAGCTGGTCGGCTATATTCGTCAGCAGATGGTTCAAGAAGGACTGAGGATCCTTCCGGGTATTAACCCCCCACGCCTCCGAAAGCTGGGTGTGCATTTCGTCGAGGATGACGTCCAGCCGTTTTGTGTTCGGACCGGTAGGGGTCAATCCATAATCAGGCATACAAAGTCACCTCTTCCTTGAAAGTTTCCTCGTCGGTCACGGCGGTATATACGAACGTCGCAGATCTTCCGGCAGGGTCATAGGTCACGCTGTCTACTGTTGCACGGCGGACCCCTTCAACCTTCATGATCTCCATTCGTATATCCCGCTTGATCCGCTCAATGTCGGGATTCTTGATGAACACGTCTTCAAAGTACGGGAAACCGTAATCCGGGCCGAGCCTCCACTCAGAAAAAATCCACCGGAGGTGGATCAAGATTGCCTGTTGTATGCTGTTGGTGATCTGTATATCCCCACTGTCCGACAGGACTATATCTCCGTCCCGCGACAGCCGTATATCCAGCCTGTCCATCATGTCAGTCGGCCTCCGTTTTCTTTGGACTATATTACAGCCCCGAGGAGCCGTTTATACGCCTCGTTTCTTTCGGATGGC